AAGCATTCCTTCCGGGAAGCTGGGGCGCATTCCCTGCGGTGCGGTCATAGAGTGACCTTTGACCTCAAGCCAGAACGCGTCTTTGCTGGCCTTTTTAGTTGTAGAAACCCACTTTTGAGCATCACCCTCAGTGAATGTGCCTACTTCTGAAAACTGTCCGGCCTGTACCGTAGTGAACAGTGGGTATTCGTACTGCTTATAAACAGGACCAGATTCGTCGCCAAAAAGGATCAGCGATGGAGATACACCCAATACGGAAGCCAATACCAGCGCATCATCTGCACTAACCTTGCGCGTACCAAGCTCGTAATTTCCAAGGCGCGACGGAGCAGCCCAACCACAAAGTTTGGCTAGCTGTGCCTGGCTAAATCCCTTTGCTTCTCTGAGGGACTTAATCCTTTCCCCGATAATCTCATGCATAGTTTTCATACCGATAATCTATCACGGCATGTGATTACTGTATTTACACAAGGTGAGATTGACAGTTAATCACATATTGTGAATAATAAGTTTGTATCAACCGAAAAGGAGACTGCAATGAACAACATTGCACAGCAGCGAAAGAAAATTGGAGTTTCGCAAGCTGTTCTGGCTGAGGCAATTGGTTGGGGGCAGTCCCGGATTGCCAATTACGAACTCAACATTCGAACGCCCGGCCTTAACGATTGCCGCGAAATTGTAGAAGCATTAAAGAAACTTGGCTGCAAATGCACCCTCGATGAAGTGTTCCCACCTTCAGATAGCAAAGCCGCCTAAGCATCACCGCTCTTTTCACAACGGACATGACGTCCTACGTCGCTGTAAAGCGAATCCCAAATCAATAAACAAATATGCGTCACCCGTTATGGGTGTGCGCTCATTAACTATTCACTAAAGGGAATACTACGAAATGGAACACGCAAACAAACGCAACGAGGCGCTCCGCATTGAGAGCGCATTACTCAACAAAATCGCATTACTCGGCACTGAGAAAACAGCCGCAGCTGTAGGTGTGGATAAAGCGCAGATTAGCCGGTGGAAACGAGACTGGATTCCGAAATTCTCGATGCTTCTCGCCGTTCTGGAGTGGGGTGTTGTCGATGACGAGCTGGCGCGTTTAGCCAGGGAAGTTGCAGCACTGCTGACAAATAAAAAACGCCCAGCGGTAACTGAGCGTTCGGAGCAAATCACATTGGATTTTTAGTCACTGTGTTACGCCAACACAATCAACAGGAGATATTTTAATGCGAAAGAGCAGAAAGCACCAGGAAAATGAAGAGATTCGGCACCCTGATTCACCTGATGGGTTGGTGATAGCAGCCGCTAATAACCGGGCGTTTGCCGCTCGTTTTATTAGTGAATTCAGATTAGCACTGGCAAAGGTCAGGGGGAAAAATGGGCGTCGTTAAGTTAGCTGATTACAGGCCGCCTCAGGAGGCCGTGGAGCGGAAAGTGGCGAGTCTTGATGATGGGTTTATGCGAGTCGCTACCAGCATCGGAAAGCTCAAGCCAAAACTGAAGCTTGCAGGGCGTGAACACCAGGTATTCGATGCCGTTATCTATTGCACCTTTGGATGGAATAAATCTGAGGACAAAGTGACGAATACATATCTGGCAGAAGTTACCGATCTGGATGATTCAGACGTGGCGGCGGCGCTTAATGTCCTTGCTGAGCGGAACATCATAAACCTTAGAAAAGTTGGCGGTTTCAAGTTGGTAAGTGTCAATGTCAACATCGACAAATGGCAACTAAATAAGACCAAAAAAATATCACCCAAGAAGTTGGGCGAAACCACCCAACAAGTTGGGCGAAAACGGGTTTCAGGTTGGGCGGAATCACCCGACACCCTAAACAGTCTTACCAAAGACATTAAAAACAATACCCAAACCCGCAAAGCGGGGTCTGAAGAAATGTGGAAATTAACCCCCCGTCAGAAAGGTACAAACCCGCGGGCCAAGAAAACCAACAAGCGTTCAGCAGCACTTGTATTCGATCGCGAACGCTTCAAGGAAACATGGAACTGCAAAGCAAAACGTCTCGGCATGCCAACTATCCTCAGCGTAACGAAATCTACGGAGGCTGGAATCAATCGTCTCTGGGAATCCTACCTGAAGCAGTGCAAGGAGCTTGGCAAAGAACCGCGCGATATTGACAGCATCCTGAACGGGTATATCGAACACGGCTATCAGCCGACGCAATGGGCGCTGGGTGGAAACCCTGATGGAAAGGTTTACGGAATTGATACCGCCCTGACCCAGAAGAAAATTGACGAGATTTTAGGAGCCGGAAGCTGATGGACAGTTACGACTTTGAGCACCAGTTGGTAGGGTCGATGCTGGTCAAAGGCGATCACATCGACTGCCGTGAAATTGCTGGCAAGTTGCCGGCAGAAGCTTTTGAGAATTTCCACCTCAGGAGTATGTACCAGGCAATTACGGCATTGCTGACGAAAGCAGAGCCTATCGACATGTTCACCGTGAAAGATGCCGTACCTGAAGCAACGAAAGATTTCGTGATCGAGGTGGCCTGTAAATGCTCGTCAGCCGCAAATATCCGCGGCTGGGCAAAGCGTGTCAGGCAGTGCTGGATGCTCCGTAAAGGTGAGGCAGAGCTTAGGCGAGCGGCCGGCGTACTGGCATCGGCCGGAACTCATGATATTAACGAGAGAATCGCAGAAGTAAGCGGGATTCTGGCAAAGCTACAATTTGAAACTAACGATAAATTGCCGCGGAAAGTTAGCGATCTGCTTGATGACTATCTGGTTGTGCTGGAGAACCGGTTAAAAGGTGAGGAATCTGGTCTTTACCTGAAGACTGGTATTGAACCCATGGATGATGCTTATGGCGGGTTTGACCGCACCGACCTGATTATCATCGCAGGCCGTCCTGGTATGGGGAAAACGGAGCTTGCAATAAACATCGCTAATTCAATTGGCCGGCAAAAAGGCCGCGGTTTGATTGTGTCCCTGGAGATGTCTGACATTCAGGTGGTGGAGCGTCATATTGCAGATCGCGCCGGCCTGTCAGTTGGCTCACTGAGAAATCCGTTAGGTATGAAACAGGAGCATTACACGCGAATGACCGCGGCAACAGGGCAACTCCTCGATGAGGATAACTACGTCATTGATGGTTCTTTCACGGTCGACGAGTGCATTGCTCACGCGGAACGGCTGAACATGGATGGCGGGCTAAGCTTCCTTGCTATCGACTATCTCGGACTAATCGAAAAACCAAAGGCAGATCGCAATGACCTGGCTATCGCTGAAATCACCCGCAAGTTGAAGCAGTTCTGCCTGCGTAACAAAGTGCCGGTAATCCTCCTGTCACAACTTAACCGCGGCGTTGAAGGACGACAGGATAAAAGACCGAACCTTTCGGACCTTAAGGACTCAGGGGCCATCGAGCAGGACGCAGACGTTATCATTTTCCCGTATCGCGATGAGGTATACGACGAGAACAGCAGCATGAAAGGGATTGCGGAGATCATCGTCGGGAAATATCGTTCAGGGCAACCGCAGACCTTTTACATGGGCTGGCGAAATGGTCACTTCGTCAATATCGACCAACAGGAAGCCGCAAATCAGTATGCAAAAAACGAGCGCGATAGCACCACAGCAGACTGGAGAGGGTGATATGACCCCATCCGCCAACCATTAACAGGGCCACTTACACAGTGGCCTTTTTATTTGGAGATAATAATTCAGCGGTGTGTTCGCTTTGGCGGGCTGATACCATTGCTGGAAGTGTGAATGCATACAACATGAAAACTTCTGTAAAATTTATAAGCTGGGTTGCATCTTCTTCATCAAACTCTTCATCTGAATGGATTGCTCCATTGGAGTCCATTCTTACAATATGCGCCCAATCTTTCATTTGCTCCGTAATCTTGCCTTTGGCAAACAGCATAGATATTCGCTGAGACAATTGTTCTTTTTTTGATTCATCCCCAAGAATTTCTCTTGTGGAGATGTCAAGAACTTTACGGCATAACATAACCGCCGTTTCAAATCTTCCCCGCTGGAAATTATCCTTTGCTTCAATGAAAAATTTTGCTGCACGTTCTGGCGTGCTATCAGGTGCGGCATGTTCTTTCGCTTCAGGGTAGTATTCCAAAAGTGCAAAGTCGGAGTTCCCTGGAATAATAATATTTCTGTTGTCATTCATTTTTGCAGTTTGGTATGGACCTCCCGATCTGCCACCGATGTTTTCAATTTCTGCAATCAAGCTTTTGTCGCAACTTCTGCATGAAAAAGCGACATCAAATACAGGAAAGTTACCTTTTTGTTTCTCTGCGAAGGCCTGTATTACAGCATTTTCCCTCAAGCAGTGCGGGCAACTTATATTCAGAGTAAGGATTCCCATGTCTATTTCCCATATATCAGAAGAGATTACGACAATTGTACGTAACAGCGACAGGCCTGAGTTTACGCTCATGCAACGCTACGAAACAGCCAGTCAAGATCAAAAAACGATCATTGTTTTGGCGATGATAGGTCTTCTAATCGAAAACGATAGGAGGAGATGTGAAGCAAACATACCTGCTTCGAAGCGAAGCAATCAGAAATAACGCCATAGGCACCATTCTCGCATTACCACTCGACGATAAGTCACCTCACGAAATCCACGTTAAAGAGCCCAAGAGAACCAAAGCGCAAAACGACCGTATGTGGCCCATGCTACAGGACGTCTCGCGTCAGGTTCTCTGGCATGGGCAGCGCTATGACGAGGCAGACTGGAAAGATTTATTCACCGCACTCTGGCTAAAAACCAAGAGGAAAGAACAGCGCAGCGCCCCCGGAATAGACGGGGGCGTTGTTATGTTTGGGGTAAGAACCAGCAAGATGAGAAAGGCCAGCATGACGGAGTTAATCGAAATCATGTTCTGGTTCGGCGCTGAACGAAACGTCAGGTGGAGTGATGATTCTCGCCGGGAATACGAATGGGCCCAACGAACAGGAAAAGCAGCATGAACAAATACCGACTTATCTATGCAGATCCGCCCTGGCAATATCGCGACAAAGCAAATGATGGCAATCGCGGCGCCGGCCATAAATACGATGTTATGAACGTGCAGGATATTTGCCGATTGCCAGTATGGGATTTGGCCGATCCTGATTCCTGCCTGCTCGCTATGTGGTGGGTTCCGACGCAGCCGGTAGAGGCGCTGAAGGTTGTCGAAGCGTGGGGTTTTCGGCTGATGACCATGAAGGGATTTACCTGGCACAAAGTGAACAAGCACAAAGGCAACAGTGCGATCGGCATGGGCCACATGACCCGGGCAAATAGCGAGGACTGCCTGTTTGCTGTGAGAGGAAAACTCCCTGAACGAATGGATGCATCAATCTGCCAGCACTTCACCGCCCCTCGAATGGAACATAGCGCAAAGCCGCCTGTCGTCCGAGACATGCTGGTCAGGTTGTTGGGCGATACGCCGCGCTGCGAGCTATTCAGCCGCGATAAAGTTCCAGGCTGGGATATGTGGGGCAATCAGTGCGAAAGCGATTTCGAATTTGCTCCCGGCATAGCGATTAAACCTGACAAAAGGATGATCGCATGACACGACGACGAAGCGTTACCCAAATCGCGATAGACAATATGATTTTCCGCGTCACCACCCGCACTAAACGCAAGCCAGAACCAAACCCATCCGACATTAAATCATTCCCGTATACCGCTCATCTCACCCAGGTGAAATGGGACCGTATGCGTGCGAGGAAAAGACATGACAGCGTACTACAACGAGATTGATCCATACGCTGCGCAATGGTTGAGAAACCTAATCGACGCAGGACAGATAGCCCCAGGAATTGTTGACGAACGGAGTATTGAAGATGTTACAGCAGACGACTTACGCGGATTCACCCAGTGCCACTTTTTCGCCGGGATTGGCGTGTGGTCTCATTCCCTCCATCTCGCCGGATGGCCCGACAATAAACCAGTCTGGACAGGCTCCTGCCCGTGCCAGCCTTTCAGCGCGGCAGGCAAAGGCGATGGGTTTGCTGACGAGCGGCACTTATGGCCCGCTTTCTTCCACCTCATCAGCGAGTGCCGACCTCAGCATGTCTTTGGCGAACAGGTTGCAGCAGGATTCGCAAATGTATGGTTCGACCTTGTACAAACAGACCTGGAAGGAGTGGACTACGCCTTTGGGCTTGTGCCGTTTACGTCAGCGGGCATCGGTGCCCCGCACATCAGAGAGCGGTCCTACTGGGTGGCCCACGCCGGTAGCGAACACGAATCCGCAACCGGAAACCAAACGGGGTTTGCAGCATGTCGCCGGGGCGGCTCGGTTGACGGGTTGGCAGACGCCAGTGGCGAACGATGCGAACGGATCAACCCATTGTTACAGCGGAAAGAACCCGGACGGAACGCCGAAAATCTGCCTGAAACTACCGGGAACGGTCCTTCTTGCGGGATGGGTAACGCCAACGTCTCGCGACTGGAAAGACTCAGCGGGCATGACGGCGCAGCGGGACGGGAAGGACAGAGTGGATCAACTGCCGCGCCAGGCTTACACAGCAGGCCCCTTGAGGTTAACGGTTTTTGGCGAGATGCGGACTGGTTGTTATGTCGAGATGGCAAATGGCGTCCAGTTGAACCCGGCACATTCCCGCTGGTTGATGGGGCTGCCGCACGCCTGGGACGAGTCGAGCCCGGGGTGGCAAGAGTGGCAAGCAGCAACCGCGTCGGCAGGCTGAAGGGTTACGGCAATGCCATAAACGCACAGGCGGCTGCGGCATTCATTCGGGCTTATACGGAGTGCCAGCCATGCTAACTCCTGAATCCTCCCACCATTACGAACAGCAATCCATTACCCGCGCTGGTTACTGCTGTAGCTGCACTAAACCGCTGTCGAGCGATGAAACCTACTGTTGCGAATCCTGTGCTCTGGAGAGCGTGGTATATCGCGACCCCAACGGATATTTGGCAGGAGATGAGGAAGATGAGTGACCTGAAAAAAGCGGCGCGTGGCCGGGAATGCCAGGTACGAATTCCTGGTATCTGCAATCACAACGCTGAAACCTCTGTGCTGGCACACATCAGGCTTGCAGGAATATGTGGTGTGGGCATTAAGCCGCCAGACCTGATAGCAACCATTGCATGTTCGGCTTGTCATGACGAAATCGACCGCAGAACACGCGTAGTTGATGCTGAGTACGCCAAAGAGTGCGCCCTTGAGGGGATGGCTAGGACTCAGGTTATCTGGCTCAAGGAGGGGCTTATACGCACATGAACGAATACCGGATAAAGTTGCCATGGCCGCCAAGCAATAACCGGTACTGGCGACACTCAAGAGGCATTCACTACATCAGCGACTGGGGAAAACGATACCGACAAGAAGTAATTCAGATAATCCAACAGCGTCAGCTAGACATCAAAATAACCCCTCGCATCAGAATCACCATCCACGCAGCACCCCCTGATAACCGCAAACGTGATTTGGACAACCTGCCCAAAGCCGTTTTTGACGCACTCACCAGTGCGGGCTTCTGGCTGGATGACGGCCAGATAGACGATATGCGCATCAAGCGCTGTCAGGCGATTAAAGGCGGAATGCTTGTACTGGTAGTTACTGAGATGCGCGGGAGCTTGCCAATGATTACAGAGCTACTGGAGGCAGCATGAGTGTAACAGACATCAACTCAGCACAGCAGCGCCACAAA